AATATTGCCAGTTCCATCTATTGTAAATAATGTTCCTGATTCTGCTCTAGTCAAAGTATCAGTAACTGCAGAACCAGTATTAAAAGTTGAATCATCTATTGTTTGACGAAAGTTTGGTCTCGTATCATAGACAGCTTCAACTGTAATTGCACCAGTTGTAGAATTTTTGGTAATTGATGAAAAACCATTTTCCGATCTAACTGGTCCGTTAAAAGTTGTGTTGGCCATTTTATTTTATCCTTTGGTCATATAGACCTTTTGTCATGCTGTCTCTATATCGTCTGCCTAGTCAGTCGACATGACTGTTAATTGCTAGGGTAAAAGGGGGCACCTTTAACAATGCCCCCCTTAGTATTAGCTAGGGTTTGCACCCCAAACGCCACGCCAGTCAGACCAGCCGAAAGAATATCTTTCTCTGGACTTGTAACGAACGTTTCCAGTTTCGAAGTCACCTTCCATAGAAGTTGAAATTGGAGTTCTGCTAAAGAATTTCATCGCGTTTGGCGAATCAGTTCTTAGGAACCAATTGTTTGTATCACTGAATCTGTGATTTACAAAGTATCCTTCAGGAACCATGCCCTTAGATACAATTGCATTCACATCGTTATCAGCAGTACCAACTCTGTATGGTGATGCCATTAGTCTTTCTGCCACAAATACTAATTGTCTTGGAATGTGCAATGATTTAGCTTGAAGAGCCACTGGAATGTCTCTGTCATCGGTAAATCCTGCAACTCCAATTAGTGCAGTTTCCAAAGAAGTTTCGGAAAGTTCTGCTTGTGTTGTGAAAGTGTTAACGCCTGAAGAACCACTTTGAAGTGGGTGAGCTGTAGTACAAAGTACCACGCCATCTCCGCCTGTATAACTAGAGTTGAATGCTCTGTTATAGACAGCAGCGCCTTTTGTTTGTCTAGCAGCAGCCATAGAACGGGCTAGTGCTTTGGTTAATCTGGTAGATAGCTTGTCATACAAGTTGTCTTCCATTGCTTCCTCAGTAATTGCGAAAGCCATAGCGACAGTTTCGTTTGTATATCTTGCTGTCCAACCTTCACCAGTATCTTCGTATGATATAGGTGCGCCTTCAAATTTAACAGAAGCTTCTCCAAAACCTGGAAATAATACTTCTTCTTCGAAAGCTCTATTAGATTTTTCCTCCTCGAACAGTACCGCTGCTTCATTTTCGTACCTGTTATATTCAGTTCCGAAAATTGCGTGCAAGCCAGGTACCAGTTCTTTAAGGAGTTGTGCTCTTGATATAGCCATAATTCAATTCCTCTCTAAGTTATACCCGTATTACCTGCGGTATTGCACCATAGGTGAGTGTTAATCTTCACTAGAATGTCCATAGCGGTTCCAGCGGAAGTATACGATCCATCAGGTGCTTTCGCACTACCTAAAAACTGTAGTGGAAAACCCTGTGTTACGGCTTCCGTATCTGAATCTGCTACAAGACCACTCTTGTGAGTAACTGCTGACCCTGAAGGGGATGCAACAATCTGTAAATTCGCGCCAACCATTGCAGCTGTTAAAGCGGTTGAATCTTGATCCGCCTGTATTTTAAAAATACAGAAAGGATCGTCATAGACATAAGCTTTATATTGCGCTGCAGCAACTGTGCTGGCAGCAATAGAACGTACAAATTTAACATCACCTGAGGAGTTATCTACATATTCTGCTCCATAAAAAGCACCGATTACAGTTCCTGTGGTTGCACTAGCCATATCAGTGACCAATAGGCCATTCGCAAGTGTACACAAATCACCCTCAAAATAAGCTGTGGGTGCAGTAGCTGCAATTCGATATCCGTTTCCGTCACAGAAGTTATTAGCTCTAACAGATCCACCGTCAGCATTTCTGACTGGTGCTAATCCATATCCTGCCATAATAATCTCCTTATTGCAAGTTTGTTAATTATACCAAAATTATCTTAGAGCCGATAAAAATCTACTCCTCAAACTTTGGCAATCCTCGTCCGCTTCCTTTTGAAATTGAAGAAGACGATTCATCTTTCACTGGCATATTAGGGTTTTGGTTTCTCATATAGTCTTTGCTATACGCCTGTCCCATTCTTTCTGCTTGATCTTCGTAGTACTTCTTTTTCTCAGCAACAAATTCCTTAGTATTTTTCATAAGGATTAAGTCGCCCGATCTAATTGTACCAGCGTGCTTGCCAGCAGACAACACATCAGCATGATAGCTTTTTCCCAATTCCTCAGGTTTGACTGGTTCATATCCTTCGCGTAGTCTTTCGTGAACATTTAAATCATCGGGGTTATTCAATAATTCATGTCTAACCCAAATATATTCCATGCCCTCTTGTTTAGCCTTTTCAGGAATATTCAACCTTTGTTGAGGTTCCCAAGGCTTGTTTCGAGTTGCCGAAGCCCGAATCTTACGGCTGGTTCTAGTTGCTTGTGTCATATTAACCTCCCGCCTGTTGGCGTACTTTTTGGCGCGCATAATCTTGCAAGCTTACACCTAATCTATTCGCCATGTCAACTTCAGTCTTAGTTAACTTGACTTGGTTTTTGCCTATAGCGGAGCGCGTTCCGCTTATAACTGTAGGAATCTTTTTACTCCTTGTATTTTTGAATCTATCAGGAAATTCATCCCGAATCCTTGAATCAAGTTCACTATAATATTCATCGGGACTAGTATTGGGGAGAATACTCTCATCAATAAGTTCCTTATGAATTACCATAGCGGCTTGAGTCATGATCCTGTCCTTCGTAGAAGTACTGCCAAACCATTCATTCCTTTTCTGCCATTCCAAAGCCTTGCGGTCTGGAGCGGCTGAAGTAGGAGCTGCCTGTGATTTAGGTTTTTCCTTACGTTTTTCAGAATCAGATTCTGCTCTCATCTTATACTGACGAGCCACTAAATTTTCCGCCTTTACAGAAGCCAAAGCATCTTGCGCTTTTATTTCAGCATCTATATCGCCAGATTCTTTAGCAGTTTTCAAAGCACCTAGAGATTGCTTCTCCTGACTCTTCAATCTATCAATATATTGATTAATTGCATGTAATTCTGAATCCTTAGACCGAGATGTCAATGCATCCCTTTCTTGAACCCAAGCTTGTTCTTTCGAAGAAAGATCCTGAAGCCTGGCTTCTAATTCCTTTTTTTCTTTAACAAGTCGCTTTATCCGTTTTTCAGCGCGCTTGCCAAATACCTTTTTATCTTTGGATTCTTCTGCATCTTCAGATTTTTCTATTTCCTCTTCTTCTTCAACTTCAGATTCCTCTTCAGCTTCTTCTTCTGATTCAATAGTTTCTTCCGATACAACTGGAGCCTTGGTATCTTTAGGCTCTTCAGACTTGACTTTCGCCTCATCTTCAGATTTTTCGTCTGGAAGTTCTACAACTATCTCTTCTTCATCAAGTTGTTCTTCCCTTTTATCTTCGTCTATCATATAGACCTCCTTCGGTTGCGATCCGCGTTTTACGCTTATGTGATATATTCTACACTATATATAAATTTTATGCAAGTCTACTTAGCGGATATTTTATCAGGGTCAGGAACAAGAGCTATTACTTCATCATCATTTATAATGGAATAATCTTCTCCCTCATATTTAAATTTAAGTCCTACATATTTGCCTGTCAATATCCAATCATCCTTTTTACACCAAACTGTGGTGGATCTATCCATGCCCAGATAGCATTCTGGACCCATATCCACTACTTTAGATATGACGCATGAAAATTTAGCCGCCGTTCTTGATTCATCAGTTAGGATAATACCACCTCTTGTTGTATTAGATACCTCTCTTGGCTTAATTAAAAGCCTGTAACCCGTAGGTTTCGGTAATTTATTTGTCATTGTCGAATAATGTCTCCTGTTTGTAAAGATTTTTATGTTCATCTCTTACCCTGGCTTTCATATCCTCCAGGGTATGAGCAATTCCTAACATGTACTTATATGTGGGAAAATCTTCAGCGCCAGGACCTGCTATCTGATCTTTATTGACCTGAATAGCTTCATCCAATACTTTAAGTAAATTAGTTTTTAATGTATGTGCATCCATTGTATCTCCCGTAAGTAATAATAGTTATATTTTCTTAATATTAATGGCCGTATCTTTTCCTCGATTTTCACCGATTTCATAAGATATAGCTTCTCCTTCTTGTAGTGTATCAATGCCTGCTTCTTCCAAAGCGGACACATGAAGGAATATATCTTTTCCTTCTTTTTCGTTTTGTATGAATCCATATCCTTTTCTTGGATTGAACCATTTAATTTTTCCGTTTATCATTTTAGTATTTTAGTTTCCTTTATAAAAAGGGGGCACTTTTACACGCCCCCATGTTGTTTATTTAATTTTTATTTGTCTAGCTTCCTTGCCTTCAGGAACAATCCTGTGCAAAAACACTTTTAACAAACCATCTTTTAACTCAGCGTCTTTTACCTCTACATCATCCGCAATTGTAAAAGATCTAGAGAAATGTCTTTTTGCTATACCCTTGTGAAGTATACCGTTTTTCTCTTCTGACTTTTCTTCCTTGACGGACTTTATAGTTAAGAGACCTTCTGCGAAATCCACGTTTATATCATCCTTACCGTATCCCGCAAGCGCAACTTCAATGTTGTACTTTTGAGATCCAGTCTTGACAATATTATACGGTGGGTGATTTCCAGCAGAGATGTAAAAATCGTCAGCAAACATTCTTTCGAAATGATTGAAGACATCATCAAATCCTATTGAGACAGGTCTAAGCTGATTAAAAATAGATAATGCTTTATTCATAATAACCTCCTTGTTAAAGCAAGATTTATTTGACTCCTTTCGGCAGTCTTAAAAAATATAATATCATATTTTTTATATTAATGCAAGGCTGTTATATCCAGCCTATCCAATTGCAAGCTATAAATCCTATAAATAAGACAACAACTATTGAAGCTATCTTACCTTTTTTGCTTAAGTTTTTCCAACTTAAGTTTTTCCAAATATCCATGATATCCTCCTTTATTTTTTGCCCCGCTCTACGCCTTTTATGCGACCCTTGTTGCGGGAAGCATAAAATACTTTAGTGCCTTTTTTCTTTCCATACTTTTTTATCATAGCATCCATAACTTTTTTTCCTTTTTTAGTTAATGGCACTATTTCATTTTTGTTGCATAGATTAATTTTTCAGCATCCTTCATTGCGTCATCTGTTGCCTTGACTGCAAGTTGTGCTTCTTTAAGTTTACGATCTTCATCTTTATTCTCATCATCAATAATTACTTTAGTTTCCTCCAGATCCATCTTATCCTGATGTATCTTCATTGAATCAAGTTGCTTCTTCGCACGTAATGCCAGATCCTGTTTTTGTATTTCTATTTGCTCTTGTTGTGGATCTTCCGTTTGGCCAGCCATTATCTTAGCCTTTTCTTCATCAAGTTTCAAGACCTTATCCGCCGCATTAGCCGCCATGAGAGCGATTTGATTCTGCATCTGTGGTGGTACTTGTTGTTGCTGCTGCGGAGGTGCCATGATAGCCTGCTGTGCCTGTGGATCTTGAACCATCTGCGCCATTTCAATTTGATATTTCAAAGCCAAATGTTCTTGTATGTGAGATATCAAAAGCTGCTGCACGGATGGATTTTGATACGCAGGATCTTCCATGAATTTTCCATGAACAATAATGTGCGCGTCATGATTCTGATCGGGCTTAGCCTCCAATGGTGCCCCCTTGAGAGCAGCCATGTTTTCCGTAATGGGATTTGAACTGAAAGGTTGTTGTTGTTGTTTTAAATAACGTTGGGGTTCTGACACGCCCATCGCAGCAAACAGTTCCATTCCGATCTGCTCCATATTGTAGACAGCGGGGTTCTGTTGCGCGATAGACATGATAGCGTTTATTTTCGCAATCCTGTGTGCTTCTGTTGGCATGTTAGGATCGGATACAGGTATGACATCAATACTTTTAAGATTGAAATCTTGCCTGAACACTTGCTGTGCACTACCTGCGACTTCGTAGGGATACAAATCTGGAAGGTACTCACTATCTAAACGAGTGAGCACTCGCAAGTCTTTAGTTAATGCTGCGTGTAGACGCTTATGCACAGCGTTGAACAGTTTAGAAGACTGCTCAAGCAGGGCCATGGTTGTACCCACAGGCCCATAGTTTGTTGCCTGATCCACTACGTTATCCGTGGCATCGGCAAATTGGGATGCAAGTTTGGATGCATAATCCATTAAGTTAAATAAAGTCTGTGATGGTTCTTTGAAAGGAAGTATCTGTAAAGATTTTCCCAAGTCACCAGCAGGAGCGTTTACCTCCCTAAATTCACCTGGTTGAATGGGCTCGTCAGGTGCAAGGACACGAAGACCGTGTGCCTTGAATCCACCTGGCAAGTTCGCAAAGGTACCTGCATCTAATAATTGACGCATAGAGGAGGTAGCTGTTTTTGTTAATCCGCCGATTAAATGTATATAACCATATCCATAAAATCCCAAACCAGGAATCATGGTATAGTGGGTAAAGTACATTTTCTTTTTTTTCATAGGATCTTCCTGATCCCAGTTTCTTCTAATGCATAAAATCTTCTGGTCATCTTCCGTCATATGAACAATGTATGGAAGTTTTAATTCATCCTCATCTTCAAATCCTGGAAGATTTATATTTGCATGTATTTCCAAAATGGAAGTATATTCATCATTGTCCGCAGGCTTTGTTACGCCCACTACTTCATTCTCTAATTCCTTGGCTCCTGTTTCATTTATATTATAGTCAGTATCAATATCAATATCCCTGAACATTCCCAAGAGTTGCATTTTCTTAATTTCATTTTTTGACATTAAGTATCTATGCGTGTATCGTTCAGCGCCTTCTAAATTGGTTGCGTAATAATCTATAAAAAAATCCTGGGCTTTAATAAATTCGGTACATGGTCTTTGAAGTGACATATCCCAAAAAGTTTTTTTGAATCCCGTTCCATACAATGCTACATGAAATAATAACTTATCCAGCTCAGGGCCATACTCAGGCATCTGAATTTGAGTTTGCCAATTTAAAAACTGCCTAACCCTGTTTGCCTGTTCTATTTTTTGTTGAGTCTGTACGCCCATGATTCTGGTACGTACAGGCCCCTCGGTCGGAAATAATTCCTTGTAAGCTTTCGCTTGAAACTTTACTACCGCTTGCGCTAATACAGGATGTGTAACTCCTGCTGATCCTGGAAATGATCCTGCTGAATCATCATACTGTAATCCCAATAACTTAATTCCATCTTCCGCAATTTCATCATATTCCTGCCTGGAATCCTTGTCTCTTGTAAAACCTTCTTCCAAATCACTTGCCGTTTTTTGAATATCCTCTTCAGGCATGGACTCCGCAAGGTTTGAATCAAACTGTGTATTATCTGGTGCCTCCTCTTCAAGAAGACCCATTGCTTCCGCTTCATCTAATTGCTGCTGATCAGTTAATGTAATCTCAGCACCACCATCAGGTGTCGCTGTTACATCCGTTGCATTAGTCGGTATAGGAACCGCAGGTTGCAATTCCTCTTCTAAATCTATTTTCTTTTCAATCGCCATATATCCCCTTATGTGTAATAACGTCTACTTTCTCTATTATAGATCTCTTTCTCTCTCTTGTCAAGCCATGTATCCTTGGTATGGGATACATATCCTCCATTGCGCATCCATATTAAAGCTTGTGAAAGGGTATCCATATAGTCATCATGACTGCCTGTTGGAAAAGTTCGCGCCTCATCTATAACATCCATAGCCCAATCCTTCTTAAAGGGGGCATATACACGCTTATTATGGAATAAAGATGTTACGGAATAGGCCCTGGCTACCTTATCCCTGTCAGGTTGGAACTCAAATATGGGTAATCCCGTCATTCGCAGGTCCTGAATCAAGGATTGGCCCGATGCCTTCTTCTCAATCAGTATGGAATCAGGTTTATGCTCTTCATACTTCTTAACCGCCTTTTCACGCAGTGTTGGGTAGTCCCAACGCCCTCTTTCCGCCCCTAATAGCACCAAATTGGGTATATCAAACCCTGATTTAAAGACTCCCCACGTAGTTACCGCCGAATAATCGGCAGATGTCTTGGTTGAGAAGGCCGTATCCCAGGATTGTATGATATAATCGCATTCAGGCGGGGTAGTATTGTCCCAATTCTGCCACCAATCCAGCTTTATTATATTTCCTTCCTCATTTGTAGGAGTTTGAGAGTATAATGCATCAAATTTAAAGGAAGGTGTGTTGTTTTTAGTGCGAATTATCTCTTCTGTTGTCCAACAAAAGCCATCTTTATGGTCAGATGCAGGCCAAAAGGAGTTTCCCAGCTTTAATTTAGGGTATTTCTTGGATAAATACCCTTGTTTCTTTAAATCCTCATAAGCTTTATCTAAAATCTTTAAGGATTCTGTGGTATTTAAGGCAGGAATACGTATAACTTCCCATTTATCTGCCATAGGAGTGTCATCTTCTAATGATAATAGATGCCCCCCTAAATCATTTTCATGCCAACGTGTCATAACAAGCACTACTTTACCATTAGGCATTAATCTTGTGCGTAAACCAGAAGAATACCATTCATTAAGATTATCTCTTCTAGCTTTTGAATAAGCATCTTGCTCGGATATTGGATCATCTATGATGGCAAGATGGGCACCAAAGCCCGCTATGCCTGAACCAGAACCTGCAGCCAGAAAAGATCCCGCTTCTTTTCCTTTATATTGAAGACCCCAACTATTCGCCGCACGATTATCCTTTCGGATATTAATGCGTGGAAAAATATGCTTATATTGTTCAGTATTAATAATATCACGAATGGCCCGTCCAAAACGTGTCGCCAAGTCATCACTATGTGATACAGCAATTTCCTGCCAATACGGATTGCGCCCAAGCGCCCATGCTGGAAAATACGTAGATACAATTAATGATTTACTCGAACGAGGAGCCACAAAGACCATAAGCCTATCAACTTTATCCGCTTCAATTCTCATGAGCTGATCACATAATAATCTATGATGCGGACCCACGCTGAATGAAGGATTCATCAGCATAATAAATGCTAATAAATCTTTTCTAGATTGTCGTATTGCTAATCTTGTGGCAGCGTTTCTATCCTCTAAGGTGACAGACATATGCTTGATCTCCCCAAATAATCAATTGTTGATATAAATCTTCAATTGGTTTATCTGGATCATATAAGTCTAACCTTGGATGCAGTACCATACTAATATCTCCTGTTAATTTAATTCTAACCACCTAATTTCTTTTTCCATCCGAATCCCACCTTTTGTTGTAAAGGATCTACTTCGGCATAGAAACCTTTATCTTTTAATTTTCCAGCCGTTTCTAAAACTTGTCCACCACCTGGAGCCATTTCAACCCATTTCCCCGCTTTCTCTTTTCCTTTTTTAATCGGAGTCTGCAGAGTTTTATTTATGATGGCCGCGCCGCCAATCGTAAATAAATCCTTGGCCGCGTCCTTTGGATTGTCATAAAGCTTTTTCTGGTTTCCCATTAACGAGAACCTTTTGGAGCAGAACTAGCTTTTTCATCTTTCTTATTTATATCCTTAGACAATTGAGATTTTCTAAGAACATCCTTGAACTTAACTTTTTCTTTTCCAACCAGTTCATGATCAGCATTATATGCTTTTATTTTATCCTTTAAAGTTTGTATCTTAGAACCATAATTACCTTTTTCAACTAAAGATTCTTTATTACCTAAGATTGCATTCATTTGACTAGCAAAAGGAGTTTGTTCATCCAAGAACTTTTGTTCCTTTCTTTCGCCTGCTCCAGTTACTGGTGTACTTTTTCCAGAACCTTTAGGCATTTTTCTAGCTTGACTTAATAATTTTTTAAAATCTTTACCATATCTTTTTTTAAGTCTTTGTATCTCTATCTGATATTGATTTCTGGTTCCATCTTTTGCTTCTTGTTTTACAAGTTTATCTTTATTATCTAATAAATTTCTAAATTTATCCAACTCATTTGTAGCTGGTAATTTTAATGTTACTTCTACCATTATGGTCTCCTATTGTTTCGATGAGCTTGATATTTTTCTGCCTCTTCTCTTCTCTTCCACTTTTCCTCTGGCGTTAAATTCTTCGGATTCCATTCTGGCCCCTTGTAGGGCTCCATAC